TACTGACCAAAACATCGTGAACTTCTCGGTAAATTCAGGTGAGTACACTTCTAACACAACCGCAAATACATACATCGTATATGAGTAACATACACGTTTTAAATCTATCCGCTTACACTACTCCCGTTATTCAGGAGAGCAAGCGTGAGGCTTGGGTAGATTACGGAGAGGATAACAACGCGTATCAGTTCTTAATTGACCGATACACGAACTCCACAACCAACAACGCAATTATCAATAACATTGCTCGTTTGATTTACGGCAAAGGATTGTCAGCTACTGACGCTAACCGCAAGCCTAACGAGTACGCTCAAATGATGACATTGATTTCGAAGGAGTGTTTGCGTAAGATTGTTTTTGATCGCAAGTTATTCGGTCAGTTTGCTATTCAAGTACACTACAACGACAAGCACGACAAGATTCTAAAGGCTTACCACATTCCGGTAAACTTACTACGTGCTGAAAAATGCAATAAAGACGGAGAGATTGAAGGATACTACTACTCGGACGATTGGACTGACGTAAAGAAATACGTGCCTAAACGCTTCTCTGCCTTTGGATTTACCAATGAGAAGGTAGAAATACTATTCTCAAAGCCTTATGCCGTAGGAATGAAGTATTATGCGTATCCTGACTATCAGGGAGCAGTACCTTACACACTATTAGAAGAAGAAGTATCCGACTATCTTATCAACGAAGTACAAAACGGATTCAGCGGAACTAAAGTAGTCAACTTCAACAACGGAGTGCCTACATTAGAGCAGCAAGAAATCATCTCCGCAAAGGTTCTCGGTAAGTTGACTGGTAGTAAAGGTCAGAAAGTAATCGTAGCTTTCAACGACAATATGGATACTCGTACTACGGTTGAGGATATTCCTTTGAATGACGCACCTGAACACTACACGTATTTATCTGAAGAGTGTTTGCGTAAGATTATGCTCGGACATAACGTCACGTCACCGCTTCTTTTTGGTGTTGCATCGTCTAACGGATTCTCGTCTAACGCTGATGAGCTTGAGAACTCGTTTATCTTGTTCAACAATATGGTGATTAAGCCTTTCCAAGAGGAGATCATTGATGCCATTGACAAGATTCTATCATTTAACAACATCTCTTTAAACCTATTCTTCAAGACTCTCAAGCCGCTTGAGTTTGTAGACTTGGAAAATGCGGTAACCGAAGAGCAAGTTGCAGAGGAAACAGGTACGGAGTTAAGCGCACATATGCCAAAAGAAGTAGCCGAGCAGCTTATCGCACTTGGTGAAACACCTAACGAGAATTGGCTTCTAATAGACGAAGCACCTGTGGACTATGATTCCGATGAGTTAGAGAACGAAATGCTCTCTAAAGAGCTTGAACCTACCTTAATGTCGAAGGTATGGAACTTTGTAAGCACAGGAGACGCTCGTCCTAACATCACATCGAAGCAAGACAAGGTTATTGACGGAATCAAGTTTATTACTCGCTATGTTTACGAAGGTAAGACTGGCGGTAAAAGCGGAAAAGGTAGAGACTTCTGCAACAAGATGATGGATGCTAAAAAAATCTACCGCAAAGAGGACATCCAAAAAATGAGTGGTCAACAAGTCAACGCAGGATTCGGCCCTCGTGGTGCTGCAACTTATGACATTTGGCTTTACAAAGGTGGTGCTAATTGTCACCATAGATGGAATAAACAAGTGTATGCAACTTTTTCAGGCAAGGCATTGAACGTAGGTAGCAAAGAATTAAAGCAAGTAGCAGTTCGCAAGGCAGAGAAGTTAGGCTACATTGTAAAGAATGAGGCTTTGGTTTCTACTCGTCCTTTTGATATGCCTGATAGAGGCTACTTACCTAAAAACGATTAATAATGGCAACGGCACTACTTATAACAAGAGACGATATAGTTCGTTTTACCGCAGTCAACGGCAACGTAGATACTGACAAGTTTATTCAGTTCGTTAAGATTGCGCAGGACATCCACATACAAACCTATTTAGGCACGAAATTACTTGAGAAGCTACAAACGTTAATTATCGCAGGTACGCTTACAGGTAACTACGAGAGCCTTGTAGAAACATACGTTAAGCCAATGCTCATCCATTGGAGTCTCGTTGAGTATCTTCCTTTCGCAGCTTACACAATTGCCAACAAAGGAGTTTACAAGCACTCGTCCGAGAATGCTGAAAACGTAGAGAAAAACGAAGTAGACTTCTTGTTAGAGAAAGAGAGACAAATTGCTCAACACTACACGGAGCGTTTTATCAGTTATATGAGTTTCAACCAAGACTTATTCCCTGAATACAATCAAAACGTTGACCAAGATATGTACCCTGACACTACCAACAATTATACCTCTTGGTTTATATGAAAAAGAACAGACCGAAGGGTTTGAAGTATAACCCTAAAAACACGAATGTAGAAAAATTACGAATCTATTTAAGCAAACAAGAAAATGGCAAATAGCAACGGATGGGGAGATGGCGCAGGCAACAACGCAATAGGTTGGGGGCAAGGCGCAGTCAACAACTCCATTTCTTGGGGTGATTCCCATAAAAAATCTTGGGCAGGTTTAACTGATATAGTAGGATTTGCTTACGAAACTGAATATACTGCCGTTTTAGATAGGGCAACTGCTTTAGGTTATTCTTTACCGAGTGAATCAGTAAGAACCAAGCAAAACACGCTTCTTGCATCTTTAAAGTCTACAGGTGTTTGGGCAAAACTTGACGTATTCTATGTGTTCGCTCAAGATGGTGGTGCAGACTTTGGCACGCTCAATTGGAAGAACCCTAACGCTAATCAGTCAACGCTCGTTAATACCCCTACTTTTGTAAGCAATGGTGGATTACAAGGCAACGGAACGAGTAGCTACATTGACACGAATTACAACCCCGCAACTCAAGGGGTGCAGTACACGCAGAACAACGCTTCCCGCTACTTCTTTACTCACGCAATTGGTACGGGTAGATTTGACGGAAATACAACAAGTGGAATCAACTCGATAGCATTAGGCACATTAGTCTCACAGCGTATCAATGCAGGTTCGAATCCTGCCGTGCCTTCCATTGACATTAACTCAACGGCAAACACCAAATCAATACACCGAACATCCTCAACAGCAGTAACTGCGTACAATAGTACAGCTGCACAAGTAGTAGTTCAAACGTCAGCGAGCATTGCTTCAGCTAATCAATGGATTTTGCGTTCAGGAGCAAATTCTAGCACGCACACTTGCGCAGCTTATGGAATGGGAGCTTCAATGATTGCAGAGCACTCGGCATTTATCGCAGATTGGAACACTTATAAATCTTCACTATGATAGTTCTACACCCCAACGAAGACCAATACAAAGCATTGAATGGTTACAAGAATAACGCAAGCGAGCTGCTATTTGTAAAGGATGGCAGCAACCGCTTTATCGTAGGCATCGAGGTGTTGAATGACCCGAACTTCATCGAGATTCGTGAGCAGTTATTAGAGCTTGAACAAATAACCTATACACCTGCTGAATAATGAAATCTAAATCCTTATTATTCGTGTTTTCACTATTTGCCGTACTCGCACCTGTAAAGCCTATGGTACTAATGGCAGTTGCTACTATCATTTTAGATATGGGATTCGGAGTATGGCGCAGCGTAAAGAAAAACGGATGGTGTTCAATAAGCTCACGCAGGCTTTCAAATACGATTTCTAAAAGCCTTTTGTATAGTGGAGCGATAGTATTTATCTTTTTACTTGAAAAGTTTATCCTTGCTGATTTATTAGCCTACTTCATTTCGGTAGACCTTCTGCTCACAAAAGCATTTACTGCCTTTTGCGTATTCACGGAAATGAAAAGCATTAACGAAAACTACTTCTCGGTAACTGGTATCAATGTTTGGGAAAAATTTATGCAATTTGTTAAGCGTAGCAAAGAGCAAGTAGAAGAATTGAAGTAACTCCACTCGACTGCTCTCCATAGGTGAACACCGAGAATCCCCCTGTGATAATGTTGCAGGGGTTTATTAAAGTCCAGTTTATTATAGAAAAAACAAGACAAATGCTGACAACCGCACAAGCCATAGCGAAATACGGACTACCTAACGAATCAGGTACGTATCTAACTACAATCAAACTGCCTTATCCTATGCGTATTGCTTGGGATTTAGACACGAAAGTTACAAAGATGCGTTGCCACAAGATGGTTGCTGATGCGTTTTTAAGCGTGTTTAACGAACATTTAGCACATTACGGATATGAACGTATTGTTGAGTTAGGAATAGACCTTTACGGAGGATGTTTTAACTATCGCAAGATGAGAGGTGGCACGTCTTGGAGTAAGCACGCTTTCGGCATTGCTATTGA